CGTGGCCGGGTAAAGGTTGAGGCGTTGCCGCCCGAAGAGTTCTTGATTGATCGGCGCGCCAAGTCGCTGGAGGACGCTGAGTTTGTCGCCCATCGCCGGGTGGTCACGGTCTCTGATCTGGTGGCGATGGGGTATGATTACGACGAGGTTTCGGCCTTGGCGTCTGACACCGACGACATGGATACCAACGTCGAGCGCTACACGCGCAACCCGGCGCTGACCACGCGCAACACAGATCGTTCCGATCCGGCATCCCGCAAGGTGACGTATATTGAGGCGTATATTCGCGTTGATCGTAATGGCGACGGCATTGCTGAACTGCGCCGTGTTTGCGTGGCTGGTGTGGGCAAAACTCTTTTGAGCGATCAGCCTTGGGATGTTCTGCCCTTTGCCTCGTTCTGCCCAGACCCTGAGCCGCATGATTTCTTCGGCATGTCGATGGCCGATATTGTCATGGATATCCAGCGCATCAAGTCGGTCGTGATGCGCAACAGCCTTGATAGCTTGGCGATGAGCATTCACCCCCGCGTTGCCGTGACCGAGGGGCAAGTGAACATTGAAGACGTGATGAACACCGAGACCGGTGCCATCATTCGCCAGCGGTCGCCGGGTCAGGTGCAGCCGCTGACAATGCCGTATGTGGGCAAGGAAGCTTTTCCGGTGCTGGCCTATATGGACGAGACCAAGCAGAACCGGACGGGCATCAGTCGGGCCGCTGCGGGCCTCGACGCGGACGCATTGCAGTCGTCTACGGCTGGTGCGGTTGCAGCGACTGTGAACGCGGCGCAGCAACACATTGAGATGATCGCGCGCATTTTTGCGGAAACCGGGATGCGCACGCTGTTCCGGGGCATCCTGCGTCTTGTTTGCCAGCATCAGGATCAGCCGCGCATGGTCCGGCTGACCAATGAGTTTGTGCCGATTGATCCGCGCGGTTGGAACGCAACTATGGACGCGACGGCCACGATTGCGCTGGGCCGTGGTACTGATTCCGAGCGGATGGCGATGCTGACGCAGATCGGGCAGATGCAAAAAGAAGCGATGTCTACGCTTGGGGCGATCAATCCGCTGACGGATATCCAAAAGCTCTACAACACGCTGTCCGAAATGACGGCGCTGGCGGGCTTTAAGGACACGTCAAAGTTCTGGTCTGACCCGGCGCAATTCCAGCCGCCGCCGCCTGAGCCTGAAAAGCCTGACGTGAATGAACAGCTTATTCAGGCACAGATCATGCAAATTCAGGCCGATATGCAGATGAAGAACGCTGACCTGCAGTTGAAGCGCGAAAACGCAATGCGCGAAGACGACCGCAAGCGCGATGAGTTGGAAATCGAAGTCTACATGAAGGCGGCTGAGATTGAGGCCAAGTATGGCACGCAACTCAGCGCCGAACAGATCAAGAAATCGGCTGCCATCGCTAAGGAAGTGATGAAAGCGCAGGCCGATATGGTGAAGGAGACTGTCCGTGGCGAAGAAAACCAAGGAGCAAATCCTGCGGGAAGCGCGGGAGGCCAAGCGCCTTCTTGAAGACCAGGCGCTTCAGGCAGTCTTTGACGAGTTGCAGCAGGAAATCTGGGATCAGTTTCGATCTGTGCAACTTGGCGACGTGGACGACATGATGAGGGTGCAGGCGGAACAACATGGTTTAGAGTCACTGCGCCGCCGCCTGCGCATCCTGGTTGATTCTGGGGTGATTGCAGAAAAGGGCAATAAGTGACATACTTAGAGGTAAGCAGCAATGGCAGATAACGCAGCACGCGACCTGCAAGCGGCACAAGAAGCAGTCAAAGCTATGATGGCACCCGTTGAGGACAATGCCGAAAGCGATGATGCGCCGGTTGAGAATGTGCAATTCGAGACCGAAGGCGAGATCGAGGTGGAAGCCGAGATCGAACCGACCGAGGACGCCGAAGACGGTGCCGAGGAAGAGACGGATGAACAACCCGATCTATACACCGTAAAAGTAAACGGCGAAGAGATCGAGGTCACGTTTGACGAGCTTCTGTCGGGCTATTCGCGCCAATCGGATTACACGCGCAAATCTCAAGACCTGGCTGAACAGCGCAAGCTGGTGCAGCAAATGGAGCAAGAGATTGCAGCGGAGCGCCAGCAGTATTCGCAACTCTTGCCTGCAATGAAGCAGCAGCTAGAGCAGCAAATGCAAGCGGAGCCAGATTGGGACAAACTTTACGAAAAGAACCCAATTGAAGCGACGAGGCTGGAGCGGGAATGGCGTAAAGCCAAAGAGCAGCGGCAGGCTCAAATTCAAGCCGTTGAAGCTGAACAACAGCGTATGACGCAAATTCAGCAGAGACAGCTTAACGAGCAACGTCAAAAGCAGCTACAGGCGGAGCAAGAGCGGCTACAATCGCTTATACCCGACTGGAAAAAGCCCGAGGTGGCTCAGAAAGAGGCTGCTGAAATTCGGGATTTCCTGATCGGCAAAGGCTTCGCGGAAGAGGATGTAAACAACATCACTCATGCCGGTGTGGTCGCTTTGGCACGGAACGCCATGCTTTTTGAGCGCGGTCAGCGCAAGATTTCTGAGGCCAAGTCGGGCAACCGGCAACAGGGGCCAAAGACAATCCGAGCGGGATCAAAAGGAACGCAGCCCCAGAAACGCTCTGCAGTGAAAGAGGCGCAGACCCGCCTACGTCAAACTGGTCGTGTCAATGACGCGGCTGCTGTCATCAAATCACTTCTGTGAGGCTAGAAAATGGCTATCGTTACCAACACCTTCACCAGCTATGATGCCAAGGGCATCCGTGAAGAACTCTCCAACGTCATCTCGAATATCTCGCCCGAAGAGACCCCGTTCCAGTCGAACGTGGGTTCCGAGAGCGTGTCGAACACCTTCTTCGAGTGGCAAACCGACTCGCTGGCATCGACCTCGACCACTGCCGTCATCAATGGCGATGACGTGTCTTCGTTTGATGCGACCTCCGCGACGACCCGCCTGGGCAACTATACCCACATTCGTCGCCGCACCTATGTCATCGCTGACAACCTCGGCGCTGTTGACAAGGCCGGTCGCGCTGATGAAGTCGCTTACCAAGTCGCCAAGCGCGGCAAGGAACTGAAGCGCGATATCGAGGCCGTCCTGCTGGACAACAACGCCCGCGTTGCTGGCAACACCTCCACCGCCCCTGAGACCGCTGGTCTGGGCGCATGGATTGCCACCAACGACAGCGTTGGCTCTGGCGGTGCGGCCCCGACCGGCGACGGCACCAATGTCCGCACCGACGGCACTCAGCGCGCCTTTACCGAGGCGATGCTGAAGGACGTGATGCAGCAGACCTGGACCTCGGGCGGCAACCCGTCGATCCTGATGGTTGGTGCGTTCAACAAGCAGGCGGTTTCGGCCTTCACCGGCATCGCGGCCCAGCGCTATCAGGCACCGTCCGACAGCCCGACCACGATCATCGGTGCAGCCGATGTTTACATGTCGGACTTCGGCACCCTGCAAGTGGTTCCCAACCGCTTCCAGCGCGCCCGTGATGCTTGGGTTCTTGACCCCGAGTATGCGTCGGTCTGCTACCTGCGCCCGATCCAGCGCGTCGAACTGGCGAAAACCGGTGACGCCGAAAAGGGTATGCTGATTGGCGAGTTCGGCCTGAAGGTCATGAACGAGGCTGCGCATGGTGGGGTCTTCGACCTGACCACGAGCTAACCTTGATCTGACAATGGGGCGGCTTCGGTCGCCCCATCACCTATGAGGCTGGCATGACCAAACGACTGTTTGACGAAGACCCTGTGACCGGCATTCGCCGGTATTGGCATGTGAAGGCTAACGGCGAGTATGTCATCGAGACCGAGCAGAAGCTTGACCTTGACGACAGCAACACGCGCCATCGCAACATGACCGACAAGCGCACGAAATGGGGTGACATGAGCAGGGTCGCATCTATTCCGTTGAGCGTGTATTATGACCTCAAGCGGCGCGGCATCGCTGACGATCCCGTTGCGCTCAGGAAATGGCTGAATGACGGGGACAACCGGGTGTTCAGGACGCGCGAAGGGACAGTCTGATGGCCATCACGACCTATAGCGAGTTGCAGTCGGCCATAGCTGATTGGCTTCTGCGCACCGATCTGACCTCGGTTATTCCGTCGTTCATTGATCTGGCCGAGGCCAAGTTCAACCGGCGAATTCGGGATTACCGGATGGTGACGCGGTCTGACGCGACTGCATCTGAGGGATATTTGACCGTTCCGGCGGATTGGCTGGAAAATGTCCGGTTTCAACTTAATACGTCGCCGATTACAACGCTGGAATACGTCACGCCAGATCAGGCGGCGGAAGAGCAGAGGCTTGCTGGCAGCGGTAGTGCCAGGCCGCAGTTCTTTTCGATGATTGGGGACACTTTCCAATTGGTTCCGACGCCTGATGCGTCTTATACTGTCGAGTTGACGTATTATTCAAAAATCCCGGCTCTGTCTGATAGCAACACGACAAACTGGCTTCTGACCAACTCGCCCGACGTGTATCTCTACGGGTCGCTTCTTGAGGCGGCACCGTATCTTGACGATGACAACAAGCTTCAAGTTTGGGGTAGTTTGCTGGAACAATCGCTTAACGCGCTGCAAATTGAGTCTGATCGTGCTAAGGTCGGTTCATCTTCAATCCGTATGCGCGCAAAGCCAATGGCGTAAGGAAACCTGACAAATGGCCATCACCCAAGCAATGTGCACCAGCTTCAAATCCGAAGCCTTGCAGGGCGTGCACGACTTCACGACCGACACTTTCAAGATCGCGCTCTACACCAGCAGCGCCACCTTGAGCGCAGCGACCACCGCCTACTCCGCGACCAACGAGGTCAGCGGGACCGGCTACACAGCTGGCGGTGAAACCCTCACCGTAACCGGTGGCTCGGTGAGCACGAGCGGCACGACCGCCTACGTCGACTTCTCTGACGTGACGTGGTCCACCGCGACGATCACAGCACGCGGTGCATTGATCTATAACTCCTCGCAGGCCAACAAGGCCGTTGCGGTTCTGGACTTCGGCTCTGACAAGACCTCCACGGCTGGTGACTTCGTGGTTACCATGCCCACGGCGGATGCGTCGAACGCGATCATTCGGATCGAGTAAGCCATGGTGAAGCTTGTCAACCGCGTGAAGGTGGCCACGGCCACCACGGGCACCGGAACGGTGACGCTCGGAGCCGCGCAGACGGGCTACCAGACCTTTGCCGCTGGCGGCGTGTCGGGCGGCGACACGGTCCGCTACGTCATTGAGGACGGCAGCGCTTGGGAGATCGGCTCCGGCGTCTACTCGGCGAGCGGGCCGACGATGACGCGTACGCTTGAAGAGAGCAGCACGGGGTCGCTTCTGAACCTGACCGGCTCTGCGGTTGTGTTTGTGAGCGCCGCTGCGGCGGATTTTGCCAAGTCGGCGGATGGCGGCTTCGCCAACTCGACCTATACGGCTGAACAGACTATTGACGGGGGATCGGCATAATGGCTGACCGTATTCAAGTTCGCCGGGACACGGCTGCCAACTGGACCAGCGCGGACCCCACGCTTGCGCAGGGCGAGATCGGTTACGAGACCGACACCGATAAGGTGAAGATCGGAGACGGCTCTACGGTTTGGACGAGCCTCGGCTACGTCATCGACACGAGCGCTTATCTGCAGTCTTCGGATATTGGCGTCACGGTGCAGGGCTATGACGCGGACACTGCAAAATATGATGCCGGGACGGCCAACTTCACCGGAACGCTTCAGAACGGCGGCAGCAACGTGCTGGTGGATACCGACATTGGGTCTACTGTTCAGGCGTATGACGCTGACCTCGATACATGGTCTGCGAAAACCGCTCCGACCGGAGCTGTCGTCGGCACGACTGACACACAGACCCTGACCAACAAGACGCTCACCGCTCCAGCGATCAGCAGCCCGACGATGACGGGGACAATCCTTGAAGACGTGTACGCGCTCAGCGGCACCACCCCGGCGCTGGACCCAGACAACGGGTCTATCCAAACATGGACCCTGTCGGGAAACTCCGCGCCGTCTGAAAGCCTCTCCGCCGGTGAAGCGATCACGCTGATGATCGACGACGGGACGGCTTACACGATTAACTGGGCCACTAGCATGTCGGTCACATGGGTCAACAACGGCGGCTCTGCCCCGACGCTCGCCACGACGGGATACACGGTCATTGCTCTCTGGAAAGTATCCACGACGCTTTACGGCGCACTTGTGGGGGATGGCAGCTGATGTTGTGGAGCAAGGTGGCAGGAGCGGGTGGAACGCTTGGTGGTGGTGGAGGAGGTTATCTTCCGCCAAACTCCACTATTCTGGCCTCTTTTTCTTCCCCGTCTGTAAATCCGAACGGCTTAACTTGGGCAAACGGCAATCTGATAAGTTGCGACAATGGCACTGATACTATTTATATCCATGACGGGTTTTCAAGCACCATATCATCTTCGTTTTCAAGCCCGTCGTCAAACCCTTCCGGTTTGGCATTTGATGGTACAAACCTGATCAGCACTGATTACACGTCTGATAGGATTTACGTGCATTCCGGTTTGACCAGTTCGATAACATCTTCTTTCTTAAGCCCCTCCAACACTCCGGCGGGACTGACAATCGCAGACGGAAACTTAGTAAGTTGCGACTTGAATGCCGAAACAATCTATGTCCACGACGGTATATCTTCGACAATACTAACCTCTTTTGCGTCACCGGGGGGCTCTACCGGTAGTCCTCGAGGGTTGGCATTTGACGGCACCAACCTTATAAGCTGTGACCATATAAGAGATAGGATATATGTGCACGATGGGGTATCCTCGACAATCCTTTCGAACTTTGCCTCCCCCGCCTCTGATCCGTCAGGTCTAGCTTTCGATGGTGAGAACCTCATAAGTTGCAGCTTTGGCAGCGACACTATCTACAAGCACGGGAAGTGAACACCATGCCCTACCTCAAACTCACAAACGGCGTCCCCGAGACCTACTCAATCGGGCAACTGCGTCGTGACAACTCTAACGTCAGCTTTCCAAAGCAGCCCAGCGATGCACTGTTGGCCGACTGGGACGTGTATCCCTACACAGTCCTGCCGCAGCCGACTTGCGACGCGCTCGTGCAGAAGATCATCGCGGCACCTTTCGAGCAGGTCAGCGGCGCGTGGCTTCAAAGCTGGACCGTCGAGAACCTTTCGCCGGAAGACGCCGAGCGAAATGTACGTAGCAAACGGGATGTGCTGCTTGCTCAATCGGACTGGACACAGGTCGCTGATGCCCCGGTGGATCAGGCCACATGGGCAACGTACCGCCAAGCGCTGCGGGATGTTCCCTCGCAGGCTGATTTCCCGTACAATGTGACATGGCCCACTGAACCGGAGTAAGTAGATGCTCGGCTTTTCACCCCTCGCGAGCGCGCCCCT